CCACCTTTTTTCATCATAGCTCCACCAGACATACCCATGTCTGAAGGATAGTAACCAGAAGCCATATCTCTTCTCATTACTCCACCACCCATAGCTTTAGCTCTTCCGCCAGAAGCTAGTTTTTGTCTTGGGTTAGTTGTTTGTGTATTATATCTTGGATTTGCCATATTATTTTCTCCTTTTTTTAAGTGCTCTTCCGAACCCACGTTTTGCTTTACCGCAGCCTACACGACCGCCTTTTTTAAAACCCATATCGTCAGACATTCTATTTAAACCGGGTTTTGCCATAATAGAACTTCTTCTTGGTTGCATATAATCAAAAGGACCCATAACATTTTTAGGTGCTCTCATAGATTGAGCATATGCTGCTCTTTTATTTTGACCTGCTATCGCAGCCTCATCACTTCCTGTACCTCTCATTCTTCCTACAGGAACAGATTTCACAACTGGTTTTTTCATAGGAGCAGAAATAACTGTTTCTTTAAATTCTATGTCATTTTTTGGCATATTATCCATGATAGTAGTTTTAGTAGAAACAGGTTTTTTTCTACCACCTAACATAGCAAGTGCACCTAAAGCACCTAATGCTCCAAGAATTTTTTTATTTCTTCTTCGGGATTTTTTGCTCATTATTTTTTACCGCCGTTTTTAAAAATCTGTGTACCCTTTATACCAAAAATTGATCCAACTACAAGGATCCAGAGAGTACTAAACCATGTCGGGAGTGCCGCAAAATGTTGAAAGAAAATTTGTACTTTTTCCATAGCCGTTGGATTGTCAGAAAAGACTCCCCACGCAAGCACAATTATGGGTGCCGAAAGAATCACCAAAACGAATTCGTCCTTGTAGTCATTCTGACGTGCTTCTAGTAATTTTCCTTGGTAAGCTTCCTCACCACGAGCTTGACGCTCTGCATGCAATAGCTGTGCATCAGACATAGCTATTTTTGATTTCTGTTTGTTGGCGTAAATTTTACTACCAGCAGAAACGGCTAGTTTAATTGCCGATAACCACATGTTAGTACCAAGTAGCCTTTACAGGTTTCTTATCTGCTCTCAAAGCTTTAGTGCCTTTAACTTCAACAGTCTGTGATTCAGTAGGGTTAGTAGTTTCGATAACGATACCGCCTTGTTGCATACCATCTTTATCTGCACCTAACTCAGGAACCACTTTTGGGTTTTTATTTTTTTTAGTCATATTTTCTCCTTATACTATCTTCTAGGGCCTTTCAAGATCCTAACATCGGTTTGTTTCATCATATCATTAACCATTTTAGAGTCAATTCCCATCTGAGTTTTAGTTAATGAAGTATCTGCTCTAAGTTCTGCTAACTCTTCATTTTGTTGCATTTTCTCATCAAACTGCTGTTGACCCATTAATTGTTTAGATCTATCCAAATTTATCTTTTCTTGGGCTTGTTCACGTTTTGCAGAGTCATCCATAGCTCTTAAATCAAGTTCTCTTGCTTTTAATTTAGCAATTGGGTCTCCACCATACTCTCCCATAATTTTATTTTCTTCATCTTTGAATTCTTCTGTCATTTCTGCAATTAATTTTGCTTTTCTAGACTCTAAACTCATCGACATTTGCATAATTTGTTGTTGATACTGCGGATCTTGCTGTAACATTGGATTTTGTTGGACCATTTGTTGCATTTGTCCTAATTGTGCAATTTCATCTCTAAATTCTACCTCTAATTGCTCTTGTGCCATCAAAGAAATGTGTTCAAAAATGTTTTTTTCTAGTGCAGCCATTACAGGAGGGCTATTTCTAGCCATATTTGTTGCCATAAAATTTAAATGGGTTGTAATATGCGCTTGATGGTCTTGTCCTTTGAATGCTTGGAACGGTTTGCCTGACATTGACAAAATATTTTCTTGTGCAGGGTCCATTGGTTGAGGTTGTTGTGGTGGTGGTAAAATTTTATCAATATTTTTTACACCAATTGCTGAATACATTGAGTGGTATGCTTCATATAAATTATGCATTTGCGGATTTGACTGCGCAAGTTGTAATTCTGTTTGTGCTAAACTAATTCTTTGTGATTGTGAAAAGATATTAGGGTCTGCAACAGGTATAATATCTACTTTGTCATCAAAATCTGCAACTTTAATATTTCTTTGTCCACCAACTACGTCGTATGGATACTCTTGAGGCATGTAAGTTTTAAAAACTCCTGCTAATAATTGAAATTCATTTTTCATCGCCACATACAATCTTTTATGTATGGCTGACATGACTCTTGAACCACGTTCTAACAGAGCAATAGTCGTTCCAACAGCTGCCTGTTGGTTGCCGTCCCCGACCTGCATGTCAGCGATGGCGGCAAATCGTTGCCCTGCATTTACCACTGTACCCATTAACTGCAATAAAGTTGCAGATGGTTCTTTAAATGGTAATGGCATAAATGCATCCTTGATACTTCCTCCAGGTGCATCCACATCTCTGAATTCTCCAGGTTGAATTGACTGTGCTTCGTCTCTTACTCTTATTCCTCTTTGTTTAAATCCTGCCGGTAAATTTGATAATGTACCTGCGTCTAATAATTGTCGTAAAGCAGTAGTTGCCGTTCTAGACAAACCACCAATCATATGTATTAATCCAAAGCCATAAAAACCCATTCCAGGTAAAAATTTAAAATGCACAAAGTAATCTATTTTTTTCTTTTGTGGATCTATTGCTTGGAAATTTCTTCTAATTGCTAGTATTTCTCTGTTACCCATTTCAATGGTAACAATGTATGGAAGTTTAATTCCTGTAGGCTCACCATCTGAATCTTTATCTTCAAAACCTTCTAAGTCTAAATCAGTATGTACTTCTAAAACAGAATAAATATCTTCATCTCTAGTTTTCTTAACACCTTCTAGTTCTCTTTCTTTTTTCTCTACTTCTGTTTCTTGGTCGTAAGCTTGAGATAATTCTATGTCTTTATAAAAACCAGATACTTGTTTTTTTCTAATATCGTTCTCTGACATTTTTATAACATGAATAACAGACTCAGCATCTTCTAAAGAAGTTGCAGTGTATGGAACAACTAAATCATCGGCCGGTACAAATTTAGACACGGCTCTGCCAAGTAGTTCATCGTAATAAACTTTCTTGAACGCAGAGCCGGCAAGAGGGAGATAAAAAAGCATTTGATCGAACTCGGGTTCATACTCCTTCATCACATCCATGAGCTGATAGTTCATGAATTCTTTAACTCTGTTTGATTGGTCTTCTCTGGCTCTATCTGCTAGTCCAACTATTCTTGTATGAACTGGACCATTAGCCGGTAATAATTCTTTGTAAGCTTGCGCTTGAAATTGTGTAACTGCTTCTGCAAGAACAGGGTGTGTTGCACCACTTGCTCCTTGAAATGGTTGAGTTGGGTTTTCGTATTTAAATCCTAAAAGGTCTAATCCTTTTGTGTAACTATCTTCCCAATCTTTTCTTGAAGATTTGTATTGTTCAAAATTTGCTACAAGTTCTGAACCTAATTTACCTAAAACATTATCAGGTAATAATTCTGCTAAGTTATCAAAATGTGATTCACCACCACCTGCATTAACTGCTTCTGGATCAAAATTAATTGTTGCTCCACCATCTTCTTCTTGCGTTACTTCAATATCATCTGGACCTACTTGCTCTTCAATATTATTTTGTTGAGCCTCGACAATTTCTTCTTGTCCAGGTATGTTAATTTCAGTCTCTACGTTTGGTAGGGCTTTGTCTATATCTGCCATTTATATTCTCCGAGTTCTTTATTGTTGTAGCTTGTTTTAAAGGAACATTCAACCCCTGTGGGTCAGGTCCCTTAAGTGGTGGGATTGCATTAAATTTAACGTGTTGCATATTTGCAACAAGAGTTTTATTCTTCACTAAACATACCTCTTTTGTTTCTGTAGTCATCAAACATTTCATAACCACTAATACCCATTGATAATGCTAGACCCGGTAATCCGAATCTACGTGACACAGTTTTTAAAACTGTAGGGCTAATCCCTAGTCTCATTGTTTTTGCAATTGTAGGATTTAATCCTTTTGTTGCAAATTCAGTTGCAGGACCTGCAAATGCTGCACCCATATAGTTAAATGGGTTTGTTGCAATCTCTCCTAACGAGTCTCCTTGTTGAACTTGATCTGCTAAATACAAAGGTTCAGTTGCAAGTAACCCAAGCGGTGTTTGTGTTGCAGATAAACCTCTACCTAAAGTTTTTAATGCGGTCTTTGTAATACCGGATTTCTTTGCACCTAACGCTCCACTTCTTGCAGCCTCAATTGTTGAGGGTGCAACTGCTGCTGTACCTGCTACAGTTGTTGCGCCTAACGCTGGAAGATAAGCATCTCCGATTGCTGGACTTTGTTCTGGTGTATCATCTAATGATCCTGTCACCATATCAATTAATAAATTTTTTTGTTGTTCTTCGTTTGACAAATAAGTTGTCGGGTCATCGTTCATAAACTCTTTAACAAAACCCGCGGCTACTGCACCACCTGCTGCAATCGCTCCATACTTACCAGCTCCTCTTAACATTGGACTTTGTAAAAATTTTGTTGCAACACTTTTGACTTTATTAATTGGTCCTTCTTCATAAGGAAGTTTATTTATATCTTGTGAAAGTTTTACAGGATCACTGTCAAATGCAAATTTCATTTGTTTCACACAACTACTTCCAGCTGCAAAACCAATCCTACCGCCCTCTGCTCTAAATATTTGACATACATTACCTTCATTAGTTCTAGCAGCTTTTAATAATGTGTTTTTAAAAGATTGTGCGCTTACGTCAAAATAAGGTTTACGACCTTTTGGATCTATATAAAAACCCTCTCTATCTGTAATGGCTTGAATGTCTAATCCTTTTGTTTTGTATCTTGCTAATTGTTCTTTAGAAAAAACATTTGGGTCTATTTCTTTACCTATTTTTATTTCTGGCAATGATAAACTTTCTATCTGAGCTTTAGATAAATCTTTAAACCCTTTGTAAGTTGGAACGTTAGCTATTAATTCATCTGCAATTTTTTGCGCACCCGCAGTATCGCCTGCGGCTAATGCTGTTTGCACTCTTCCTATAGATCTAGATAATCTTCCTTGATACTGTGCAAGTGGTCCTTCGTTTATTCCTTTTTCTGTTACATCTACAAAAGCAGAATAAGGTTGAAGCCCCCTCATTTCACCTGTGCTAATTCCAATAACTTCATTAACACTAAAAGGAACTTTACCTTTTTCAGGTATATCTAAAATATTTTTTAGTTGATCTCTAAATGCTGTTTTAAAACTACTTAAACTAGCGTTACCTTCATTTTTATAAAACTGATCTACATTTGATAAAGCTGCATTATAAAATGCAACTCTATATGGATCTCTTTTACCAATATCTCCAATTTGATTTAAAATTCTTTTACCTGTAACGACGTCTTTAGGTATTTTAATATCTCCTTTGTATTCATCACCTTTTAAAACTCTTGCTAAAGTTGCCATTGCATTTGCAGCTTTTGAAGGAGATGTATCATTTAAAACTGTTTGAACTATAGGCAGGCTAGGAAGTTTTTTCTGTTTAAAAATTAAGTCTTTTATATCATCATCTTTATATAATGTTTCGACTCGGTTTTTCATGTCGCTAGTTATTGTTTTAGAGTTTAAATAACGTTTCCATTTTCTAATTGTAGTATCTGAAGGGTCTTTCCAATAACGTTGAGTAGTTCCTTTACCCTCTGAATAAGATCCTGCTGGTGTAGGTGCTATTTTAAAATCAAAATTTTCTTTTATAAACTTACCTGTATTACTTTGATTAGGATTACTAATTAAACTAGCAATTGACCCTTTTGCTATTCCACCTATTTTTTTTAAAAATTCATCAGTGGTTAAAGTATATCCCGTAGGAATTTTTGCTCTTTCTTTAAAAGATTTGACAGCATTGCTTTTTTGATATGCATCTGCTTCGTTCCATGGGGTTTTATAAGCATTGTCATAAAAGGTTTTAAATTTTTTAGAAGATTCATATAGAGGGTCATGTATGCTGCCAGCAAATTGACTACCACCTCTTAATAAAAATTTTTCACCATTTTCTTTGTTAAATTTTCTAACAATAGCTGCAAGAGTAGATACTTCTAAATTAGTTTTAGCTGCTTTGTTTAATTTTGGAGTGCTGGTTTCAATAGCTGTTGTTATGTTTTTTGCTCGTTTTTTTAAATACTCTCTCATTATATTACCGTCACTTAACTCAGTTCCTAAAGTAAACTTTATTCCTTTAAAGAATTGTGGGTAATCTGCTTTTTTTCTAGAAAGACCTTTTGCAGAATCAGCTATATTAGGAAAAACTTTTTTAAAAATAGCATTA